TTCCTGAGCATCAACGAGGTGCGCGCCCTGGAGGACAGGACGGGTATTGGACCAGACGGCGATGAATACTGGAAACCACTAAACATCGGCACAATAGGACAGGAGCCACAACCGTGAGTTATGTAATCACCGACATTGACGGGACATTGACTACGACGGGCGACACGCCAAACCAGCCGTACATTGACTGGCTCAAGTCGTATGTTCAGGACAGCGGCGATGAGGTCATTGTCGTAAGTGCGCGGCCCATCCGCCGGCTCGCGGATACAGAGGCGTGGCTCAACGAGAATGATGTGCCGTATGCGGAGATTCACCTACAAGATTTCAATGAGCAGAGCAGCCCTGCCGTAGCAGAAGCATTCAAGGCGTACAAGTATTCCAAACTCCAAGAGGAGTATGGCGATGAACTTGAGTTCCTGGTCGACAACGACGCAGACGCACGAGAGGCAGCGACGGGGATGGGCATCCCCGCGTATACGCCAGACGAGGCGATGGAGTTGACGGCTGACGATGAAACTGATGACGAGATGCGCGTGCTGGTAGATGTTCCGCAATACATTCAGGATGCCGCCGCTCGCGGATTGCAGTATCACGAGGCAGGACTGAGCGGTGACGGGCTGCAGCCGGCGACGGTGGAGGAGGCTCGACAACTGCGCGCTGGCAAGGTTGAGGATGAGAAAGTGACGCGGATGCGCGCCTGGATTCTCCGCCACCGTATCGACTGGGAGAATGTTCCAAAGAATAACAACCCCGATGATGAAGAGTTCCCTGGACCAGGAGCGGTGGCCGCATACCTGTGGGGCGTGGACCCGACTGATGGGGAAAGCGCTGACCGCGTTGTACAGTGGGCAGACGGCATTATCAATGCCACAGCAGAGAGGTTTGATGTGAAAGAGCTTGAGACACGCGCCTTGCCGATGGGCGAGTTCACCGTGACAGATGACGAGTCAGGACAGAAAACATTCACGGGATACGCTGCGCTGTTCAACCAGCCGTCTGCTGGTTTGCCATTCACCGAGGTCATCGCTCCAGGCGCATTCAAGCGCACGCTCGGGCGCGCCGTATCCGGCAACAAGGTCATCTCATTCCTGTTCGGTCACGATGAGACACGCGCCCTGGCGACTACGGCCAGCGGGCGACTCTCCTTGCAAGAGGATGAGCGCGGGCTACGGGTCGAGGCAAAACTTGACCCTGCTGACCCCGATGCCGCGAGCGTCATCAGCAAGTTGACGCACGAGGCTGCGGCGATGGGAATGTCATTTGGTTTTGCCGTACCCAAGAATGGTGACGAGTGGGCAGGCGACCAGCGCACCATCCGTGAGGTCAATCTCTTTGAGGTCAGCGTGCTCAGCGCGGGGCAGACACCTGCCTACCCTGCGACGCTCGGACTGACCGCCGTGCGCAAGTTGTCCGCCGATAAGATTGGCGTGGACGCTGAGCGCCTAATGTCAACGCTGGAGTCCATCAAGGCAGCCAAAGAGTTGTCTGACGATGAGCTCCAGGTAGTCGACCAAGTGCGCGAGAGCCTCGCGCCTAAGCGTGCCGGGATTGACCCGAGCATCGCCAAGGCGCGTCTGCTCCTAGAGCAGTTGGCGACAGATACGCTCTGAAGGGTCACGAGGCAGCGCTCCGCCACCGAGAGGTGAGCCCGCGTATCAGCCATCCCACCTGGGTTGAGCAAAAACAAACAAGAGTAGACAAGGAGGCCCAAAGTGGCTGATGTAAAGAAGTTGCACGAAAAGCGTGCAAACCTGCTCACCGAGGCAACCAGCATTGTTGCTGACCTCGCGGAGAAGGGTGTTGCACTTGAAGGTGAAGCGCAGGCGCGCTTCGAGTCCCTGACGAATGAGGCCAGCACGATTGCTGCCGCCATTCGCTCGGAGAAGGATGCTGCTGAGGCTCGCACCGCCGCTGATACGGCGCGCGCAGAGTTCGCTGCGGTCATCGCTCCGAAGGTGGACAAGGCTGACGACAGCGAGGTTGCCGAACTTCGTGCCCTAGGGCGCAACGGCGGCAGCCGAATGTTTGAGTTCCGCGATGTGACCAAGTCAACCGGACTGGGCAACCCAGTCACGATTGCTGACCGCGTCAACATCGTTGCGGCTCAGTTCAATCCATTCCTCGACCCAGGCATCATCACTGTGGTGCGTGTTGCAAACGGCAACAACATCCAGTTCCCACGAGTCACTGCTCTCGGCACCGCAGGTTCGGTTGCTGAAGCAGGCACGATTGGCGAGTCAGACGGCACGCTTAGCGCGCTGTCCTTGACACCAGTCAAGTACGCAACCATCATCCAGGTCAGCGAGGAGCTCGTTGAGGATGCGGTGTTCGACCTTGCCGGAATGATTGCCGACAAGTGCGGTGCCGAGGTTGCGGTTGCTCACGGTGCCTTCGCTGGTACCGCGATTGCTGGTGCATCGACACTTGGCGTGACCGGTTCGGGCACGACCATCAACCCGAACTACACTGACCTTGCAAAGCTCAAGGCATCTGTGAACCAGGTGTACCGCCGAGCGCCAAAGGCTGGTTGGTTGATGAACGACACGACGCTCGGCGTTGTGACGGGCTTGGTTGACACAACGGGTCAGCCAATCTTCCGAGCGGGCGATGCGAACAATCCTGACCGCCTCCTTGGGGCGCCAGTTTATTCCGCAGCGCTCATCGACCTGACCGACAACACCGCAGGTTCAATCCTGTTCGGTGACCTCGGGCAGATTTACACGGCGCTGGTTGGCGGCGTGCGAGTTGATGTCTCACGCGAGTTCGCGTGGAACACCGGCTTGGTTTCGTACAAGGTTGAAGTGCGTGGCGCGACTGGCTTGGCGCAGGCATCTGCCGTCAAGTCATTCAAGTCCGCTGATGTTGCCTAACTCCGAGAGAGTTAGTTGACACGCAGGGAGGCTGGGCTGGGCTCAGCCTCCCTGCACTATTCAGGAGGCAAGATGTTGGTGCGAATGCTGGAACACATTGCGGGTAGTCGTGACGGGCGACCCTGGCCACCTCGCGGCGGCATCATCGAGCTACCGGCGGAGGAGGCCCACGCGCTCATCGCGCACGGATACGCCCAGCCCGTACCACCCGCAGAATCGCCCGCATTTGCCCCTCAGAGCAACGGAGAGCCGCGAGGAGTGGCTGAGGGCATAGAGATGGCTACCATTGTCAGGACGCGCCTCAGCGGGGCTCCTGGAGGCGATAATGCCTGAAGCAGGTGGACGCATCCGCAGCGCACAGGTAGCGGTGACCAATACCCGCGTGAGGGTTGCGGTTGGCAACGCTGGTGGCTCCAAACTATACCTGCACTCACACGGAGGACAAAACCACGCCATTTTTGTTGGCGGTGCGAATGTGACCATCACCAATGGTTTTGGCTTGCACGATGGTTTGACCAATGAGTTCTATCTCCCCGAGGGCGCAGAGTTGTATGCTATTCATACAGACGCTGGAAGTGAAACCCTATACATCCTACAGACCGGAGGTATCTGATGTCATACGCAACCCTCGCAGAGTTCAAGAGTGCTATCGGCATTGGAACCGCTGACACGACCGATGACGGCGCGCTCCAGTCTGTTCTTGATGCGACTGATGCGCTTATTGACAACTATTGTGACCGCAGGCAAGGATTCGGCACCGCCACTGAGACGCGCTACTACACGGCAAGTGACTGGTCGTATGCTCTCACCGATGACCTCGTGAGCGTCACGACGCTTCAGACAGACGACAACGCAGACGGCGTGTATGAAACCACTTGGGCCTCGGGCACGGATTATGTGCTTGCTCCTCGCAACGCTGCGCTCGACGGGTGGCCCTACACCGAGATTGACACGAGCACTCCGGCTCCGCGCGCATTCCCAGTAGGCGTGTATCTCGGCGTGAAGGTGGTCGGCGTGTTCGGATGGCCATCGGTGCCAACCGCAGTCAAGCAGGCAGCGATTATTCAAGCAGGAGCAGTCTGGTCATCCCGCACTTCGCCGTTTGGTGTTATCGGCTCCCAAGACCTTGGCGGCATCCTCCGCCAGACACGAGCTCTGCACCCTGAAGCGCAGGTGCTCCTCGACCAGTACCGCAAGCGCGAAGGGCTGGCACGATGAGTTTCAACGACGCCACTATCATCTCGGGGCTAGCGGCCCACCTGCTCGCCAAGCAGTCGCCAAGCGGCTACGCGCTCCGAGCGGTGCACGCCTATCCTCCCGACAATCTGCCGGTTGTTCCAGCGTGCGTGATTATTCCGGCAGGCGACTCCGTTGCCTACGGCGCAGCCAATCGACAAGTCACGCTGACTCTCACCGCTACCATTTACATCCAGCCGCAGGCTGACCTCGCACGCAAGTATCAAGACTTGATGGCGTGGCGCACCTGGTTGCGTGATAGCCTCATTGACGGCGTGACCCTCAATGGCACCGACGCGGTTGCGCAGGCTAGCGTTGTCAGCACGAGTATCGGCACCGATGTGTGGGCTGACCAGGAGTATCTGACCATCGCAGCGGAGGTACAGGTGTCAAGTGTGGAGGCTATCAATGCCAGTGCATAAGCAAGTCGAATACAACATCATCAGCCGCATCGCGGTGCGGTATGTTCAAGGCTCGTTGCCAGCGGGCGAGTTCGTGGGTGGACTCCCGTCTGATGGGAGTATCATCAACGCACCAGCAGTTCAGGCGGAGGCGTGGATTGCCTCTGGTATCGCAGAGCGAGTAAACAATGCCGCACCAGCGGCGCAAGCAGATGACAAGGAGAATGACTGATGCCAGCAGCCAGCGCGGGCAATGTTCTGTTCAGCAAACTGGTGGCATTCAAGGAGGCCACCGCCGGTACGACGCCAACGCTGACAAGCGGCGGGCGCAAGATGCTTGTGACCCCTACGGGTGTCATCACCAACGGCACGACGATTGAGCTTGGAGCAGAGCGCAGCGTTGCGCTCCGCAATCCACTTATCTCAACGACCGCCACCATCGTATCGGTCGAGCCAACTCTCAGCGCAACGGTGCCAGCGGTCAGCGTCGGTGAGTTGCCAATCTGGTTGTCAATGACAGACGGCGTGTCACCCTCAGGGACGGCTGCGCCATACGCGTGGGATTTTGACTATTCAATGACGGCGGCAAACAACCCAAACTCATACAGCCTCGTTGCCACCGATGGTGTACAGCAGTATGTTGCAAACTATTGTTTGGCGGAGTCCATCACGATTGCGGCTGACCGGAGTGGGCTGACTAACCTCAGCGCCAATCTGTTCGCGCAGCGTATCGAAAAGAATAGTGCCACGCTCGCAGACGGCACGCCAACCTCGCCATTTATGGCAGGACGGCTATGGACCGCATTCCAGAGCGGCACCGCATTCCCAGGTACAGCGACAGGTACGGCATACGAGTATCTGCTTGATTTCAGTTTGGAGTTCAGCAGCGGCATCCTCCGCCAGTCGTACCTGGCGGGCACGACGAGCTTCAGCACGCACTCGGAGAGCGGCCCATTCACGGGGACGCTCACGATGACCGTGAGCAGCACCTCCTCGGCAGTGTCGACCTGGTATGACGCATACCAGGCAGGCACGCCTCGCGGCGTGCGACTCTCGTGGAGCAACGGCACTTACAGCGCACACATCCTCGCGATGATTGTGCCAACCGAGGTGCAGCAAATGGCTGGCGCTGAGGATGGGCTGACGACGATGGCCGTGACCGGCACGCTCGTGTATGACCCGACAAGTGCCAAGTCGTTGAGAATCGTGGTGAATAGTGATTTGAGCGCCCTGCCATAAGGCAGGAGAGGAGGCAAAGTGAGTCAGGCAAAGGTACAAGCACGCACCGTTGACATCGCGCTGTCCAGCCCATTCGACGGCTGGACGGCGACGATGAAGGCAGACGGCATTCCGGCTCGTGTATTTATCGAGCTACAGAGCGGCAGCGTAGAGCGGTCAATGGCCGCAGTCGAGCGCTTGATTGTCAAGCACAACTTCCTTGACGAGAATGGCGAGCAAGCCAAGTCAGTTCTGGACGCACCGATGGACGCGCTCAGCGACGCCATCAGCAAGTGGTCGGAGGCGGTAGCAGCACTCCCCCCGCGCTGAGGCTTGACGCGCAGAGGCTCGCGGCAGGTCGGAGCATCGTGCCTCACCCGTACATAATGGCGCACATCATCGGCAAGGAGTTCGGCATCGCACCCCACGAAGTTCTGGAGTGGGAGGCTGAGCACTTCCAGCGAACATTTATGCTAGTGGGCGACCTGCAACCAAAGAGCAAAGGAGCGCGGCGATGACATCAAGTCCAGGCACCGTTGAGGTCAAGTTCGTGCCGGAGGATTCGATGCGCGCGTTTGAGCTCGGATTCATTGAAGGGTCAAACCCACGCGCCTACAACAAACTGCTTGCCGTCGCATCCCTCAACGCGGTGCGCACGATGGTCAACCCACTCAAGTCCGCAGCGCCGGTCAGGAGTGGCAAACTCCAGCGGAGTATCAGCGCCAAGACTGGGCGCTTCAGCAAGCCATCCGCAACGGTGGGCCCACGCCCAGGGCGCAGCAGGAATGACCCGCGAGGCGCGTGGTACAGATACTTCGTGACCTCGGGACACCGCACGCGCCTCAATGCTGGTACATCGGTCAAGGGAATCAGTTGGGCGCAGGTAGCGGCAGGCGCGAAGCTCAAGCAGTCTGGCGGCACGGCGCAGGTTGCCGCTCGACCATTCGTGACGCAGACAACGCAGAATCCTACAAACCAGCGCAAGATGATGGATGCCTTCTATGCCACAGTTGAGAGATACTTCAATGATAGTGTGTTCCGACATAAACTGAGCGCATTCCGCCGGAGGTAGTCAAGATGGTTTCAGCAAACGGGCAGGCAGTATTCGCGGTCGTTGCCAAGGACGCGGCGAGCAAGGTGCTCAAGGGCGTAGGCAAGTCCTTTGGCTCAATGCGCGCCAACGCGGTCAACGCATTCAAGGCGATTGGCGCGGCAGCGGTCACGGCAGTCACGGCGGTTGCAGGGTTTACGCTCGCGGCTATCAAGAGCGCGGCGGAGGATGAGAAAGCAACCATCAGGCTCAACGCTGCGCTGAAGGCGCGAGGGTTCAGCCTCGACTCCTTGGGCCCCAAGGTTGAGGAGCAAATCAAGGCGATGCAGCGCCTCGGCATCACGGATGATGAGGTGCGCGATGGGCTAGAGGTCGGCAGCCGATTCTTCAAGAATCAAAACAAACTCCTGGAGGCGAATGCCGTAGCAGCCAACATCTCCGCCGCTACCGGCAAGCCACTCGCGGCGGTAATGCTCGCGCTCGGCAAGGGCACTCAGGGCAGCACACGAGGGCTCGCAGCGCTCGGCATCGAGGTCGAGAAGGGCGCAACACTTCAGGACATCCTGACCGCTGCCAACCAAAAGTATCAAGGTGTTGCGGAGGAGATTGCGAACAGCACGGCTGGCAAGTTTGCCGCCGCTCAGATTGACCTCAACGAGCAGTTTGAGGCATTCGGCGCGAAGTTCCTGCCAGCAGTCAACGAGGCGCTCGGATTCTTGACCAACACTATCCTGCCGATGGTCACGCCTGCGCTTGACACGCTCGGTGACATCATCTTCGGAGTAGCTGACGCATTCGCCGGCAAGGGCGGAGTCGCAGAGTCAATCGGCAAGGTCGTGGGCCCAATCCTTGAGGACCTGCAACCTGCGTTTGAGGATGTTGTCAAGTCGGTTGGCAATCTCTTTGGTTCGGTTTCAGACCTTATCGGCGCGCTATGGGGCGACGGCGAGGGCGCACTTGCCTTTGCATTCAAGATGCTAGGCGAGGCTATCAAGATTGCATTCACGCTCGCCAAGCCATTCTTTGACGCGCTCGCCTGGCTGCTTGACAACATCACCGCGATTGTTGATGCGTTGTCGCAGGCTGGCGGTGCGGAGGCGCAGGCGCAAACCAGAGCAGGTCAGACTGCCGCAGCGAACAGCAATGTGTTCGGGATGGGCGAGAATACTGGCGGCGGAAACTCAATGAGCTTCACCAACTACACCGTCCTTGACGGCTCCGTGATTGCGACGAGCAGCAACGCATACCTGGGCGGCTATGTGACGAACAACAACGGCACGCGCAACACGGGGCGCTATCCATAATGGCAACCGCACCATTCCAACTGCTGATGGACATCGCGCCCATCGCCAGTGCGGTGCGAGTGTCGTCCACGGTCACCGTCACAACGACACAAGCGCATAGCCTCACGACTGGCGCGTATGTCGAGATTGGCAACACGACAGGCGCGGCTGGCACGACGATGACGGGCGTGTACCAGGTCACGGTCACGAGCGGTACGGCATTCACTTATACGGCGGCAGGCTCCGCCGGCACAGCCGTCGTAGGCTCCGCGTTTGCCGCAGTCGACCTCCTCAATCCACCTATCAACCTTGCCGCTGGTACGGCTCGACAGACCGCGATGATTGTGCCTCCCGAGAGTTTGCAGATGTCGGCAAACGGCGACGGCTCTGGGGCCCAAATGAGTTTCTCGGTGCTACAGGAAAGCACGCCTGCGGCTGGCCCCTGGTACAACACCGTGCCGGATAACACGCGGCTCAGGCTCGTGCAGAAGGACACCGGCTCAACTCCGGCTGCGGCTGACATCAGGTTCCTCGGGGTCATCTCCGCAATCGCATCTCAACTGACTGGCTCTGGTCAGGGGACGCTCGCGGATGTGACGCTCGGTGACGCCAACTATCTGCTCGATAAGGTTGCCATCTTCGGCAAGCCTGGAAGCAGCCGCACCGTAGGGGCAACGCGCTTCAGCGTATCTGGTACCACCGCCACCGTGACATTCGGCTCCGAACACGGGTTCGTGCAAGGGCAGCCAATCAAGGTTGGCGGAGTCCCACAGGGAGGCACTAATGGCGGGTTCACGGGTATCCGGCGTGTCAACTCCGTGCCGACAACTAAGAGCCTGACCTACACCGTTGGAAGCGGCACGACCAATACCGCGCTCCGCACCGTTGATGTGTCCTACTCTCGCGTGGGTAGTGCCAATGACCGCATCCTCGTCACGGGGCGCTATCCAGACCTCAACCTACTTGACGGGGATACGCTGACGCTCAGCCCATCGCCAGGGTTTACCAGCGAGCTCGCGGCGTTGTTGCGCACTCCGATTTACAGCGGCACGATGGTACAGCGCACCAGTGCCAATAGCATCACGGTGCTATTCCACGCGCCCTATGGCGGCAGCTGGCCCACCTTCAGCGGGTTCGGCAGGCTCACCTGCACCGGCTATGTGTCGGATGTCAACGACGGCGGACAACTCCTCATCACACTCCCAGGCGGAGCCACTGAGGATGCGACCGTGACTGAGATTCTCAAACTGGTGAACCAGTACCACACGGATGACTATGCGCTTCAGCGCACCTTCAATACGGCAGGCACCGCGAGCATCGTTGGCGGTACGGCTACGCGGAGCGGGGACGCGCTCCAGTTTCCAAGCACGAGTTTGCGCTCTGCGCTCGACACCGTCATTGAGACATTCAGC